TCTGTAAGTAGTTTTGTTACTACAAATGCAAATTATCCTTATATGAATGCTTCTAAATTAATAAAGGCAACAGACACAGATCCATCACAAATAAGCGTAGCTAATAAGCCTTATTTAATAGGCAACTGTACTATTGAATATGTAAACAATAGTATATCTGCTACTTTATTAGAGATTTCTAATACAGATATAGTGGCAACAATTAAAAACTTTACTTATTACAAATTTACAAACTAATAAAATATGGCATCAGTAATTAACGGAACTAATATAGTTTTATACTACTTTAACCCAGCAACAAGTATTGCTGTACCTTTTGGTGCTGCAAGTAACTGTTCTTTTGAAACTAGCATAAATCAAGTAGAAGTAACTAGCCAAACATCTGCTTATTTTAGAGAATTTAAAAACGATATAATAACTTGGTCAGTTACCTGCGATGGGTTTGTTTCACTTAGTGACAACTATAACTACGCATATTTATTACAATTAGTATTAGATAGAACTCCAATTACAATTAAGTTCTCTATAGATAACGACAACGGAACTGGTAGTGGTTTACTAGGGTATACTATTCTTACAGGACAAGCTAACATAACTAGCCTATCATTAAGTGGCCCATTAGAAAATTCATCTACTTATAGCGTATCTTTACAAGGCACAGGAGGTTATTCAATAGATGGTGTTGAAGTTACACAAGAAGGTATAAACATTAGTAGTCAAATCGTTAAGATGTATGACTATACGGCAACAGGTGGAGAAACAACAGTAACATTCTCTGGTGCTATTGGGTTTACTTGTTTTAGTGTAACAAGAGGTGGTGTAGAAATACAAGACATCAACCCTGTGACTGTAGATGCAAATGATGTATCATTTAACTCTACTACAGGTATTTTAACATTCGGATCAGCTTTAGTGGCTGGTGAACATATAAGAGCATTATTCAAATAATATGGGACAATTAGTACTAGCAAACATATTAGCAGGTTCAGGTAATGTACTTGCAGGAGGTGATAATAGTGGTAATGTAACCAAAGTAACTATAGGTAGTGGTTTGACACTAACAAGTGGTGTTTTAGCTTCTACTGGTGGTGGTGGTTCAGGAACAGTTACATCTGTAGCTATGACTGTGCCAACTGGTTTATCTATTGCAGGTTCACCTATAACAACTACTGGTACATTAGCTTTAACTTTTGCAACTGGTTATTCAATTCCCACAACAGCTAAGCAAACTAATTGGGATGATGCTTATACTTGGGTGGGTGCGTTCCCTAGTCAAGCCACCAATGCTGGTAAGTTTTTAACTACGAATGGTTCTGCATTAAGTTGGGCTGCAATAACAGCTTCTGTGACAAGTGTATTTGGAAGGTCAGGAGTTGTAGTAGCTGTTAGTGGTGACTACGATACTGATAAAGTAACTGAAGGAACTAGCAACTTATACTATACTAACGCAAGAGCAAGGGCTGCTTTAAGTGCTAATACAGGCTCAGCATTGACCTATAACTCAACTACAGGTAGATATACCTTAGTTGCAGCAGCTACTGGCATATCAGGTTATATAACAGGTGCTGATTATGACTATTGGAATGCTAAACAAGCATCTTTAGGTACAGGAACTGTTTCTCAGTTTTTAAGAGGAGATTTAGCTTGGGCTGCACCTCCAGCTCCTGCTTTAGGTGATTTAACCAATGTAGTTATTACAACTCCTTCCAATGGTCAGTTATTACGTTACCAAACTGGTAATTGGATTAACTTTACTCCAACTTATGTCGCTGCAGGATTCTTTTCGGCTACTGCTCCATTATCTTATAATAGCACAACTGGAGTATTTACTATTGCTCAAGCTACGACTTCTACAAATGGTTATTTAAGCAGTACTGATTGGAACACATTCAATGGCAAGCAAAATCAAATTAATGGAACTGGCTTTGTTAAAGCAACTGGTACTACAATAAGCTACGATAATAGTACCTATTTAACAACAAGTACTGCTGCAACAACTTATTTAGCTTTAACTGGGGGCACATTGACTGGCACCCTAACAAGTACTGGTTTCTTTGAGTCTTCAGATAAACGTCTTAAAACGCAATTAGAGGCGAATTACGCCCCTCAAAATATTGGTGATATACAAGCCTACCTTTACATAAAAGATGGCAAGGAAGAGGTAGGATATTACGCACAAGAGGTATCTGAGGTTATCCCTAGTGCTGTGGTCGAAGGGAAAGATGGCTTTTTATCTGTAGCTTATAATCAAGTGCTTGTAGCTAAGATACAATACTTAGAAAACAAACTAAACCAATTAATAAATGAGTTGGGCAGGAATAGCAAGTAACCAATGTATAAGTTGGAACAATTTAAAAGATGCTGTAACTACTGGGGTATTTATGGGAGCTGAAGCTGCTGTACCTCCAGGCTCTAAACAAGTTACTCGTGCAGAAGCTGAACAATACGCTGTTATTAATGCAATCACATCTAAGACATCAAATCAATTACCTGTCAAATCTAACCTAGTTGCTAAGACTGGGGTTTTTAAGTGGAACATCTCTGATAACGGAGATACTAATATAAATGCTTGTTCTTTGTTTCTTGATGTGACTACTATAGCTTGGACTAATACTGCAACTCCTGTTGCTGGAACTACTTTTTATGCTAACTATAATTTTAGTGCAATATTCCCTATGAGTGGGTATGCTGGCTTATTCTTACACTATAGAGTTTTTGGAAATACTGGAGCTGGATTTAAGGCAAGATTCAACTTGTCTACATCGACTATAAACAATGCTCCTGTAGCTTGTTAGGTATTCTCTAAGAATTGATTAAATTTGTAAAAATTATAAAGAATGTCCTGCATAAGCACCAATGCTGATTTTAGACCAGCTCAATACAATATATCTATTTGGAAAACTAATACTTGGAGTCAGATATTCCTTTTGACTGCTAATACTGTGCCTATTGACTTAAGTACAGCACAAGTAGAAATTGAGATTAGAAAGACAATTACTTCTTCTACTGTCGAACTTACCTTAACGGAAGGTGGCGGTGGCATTACAGTAGGTGGTCAGAATAACAATATGATTACCATTAACAAAGACATCAACTTAGCAGCTGGTAACTATGTATATGATATGGCTGTTAAATTTTCTAATACCAATATAAAAACATATATCTGGGGTAACTTTATTGTTTATCAAGATATTACAAATATATAATGAGCACAGAAATAACAATTACAAGTACTACGATTGACATTAATGTTACCGAGTCACCAATAACAATAGAGGCCCCTTCAGGAGCCTATCCATTACCTACAAGTGTTTATAGTGTGTTTGGTAGAACAGGTAATGTTGTTGCTGCCGAAGGTGATTATACCTTAACTCAATTAGCAGGTGTTACTATTACAAGTCCAGTTAGTGGACAAGCCTTAGTGTATAATGGTACGTCTTGGGTAAACAATACCGAAACTTTTGTAGGTACTGTGACTAGTGTAGCTGCAACTGTTCCAACAGGATTAACTATAACAGGATCGCCAATAACCACATCAGGCACTTTGGCTTTTGGTTTGGCTGCTGGTTATTCTATTCCAACAACGACTAAACAAACAACTTGGGATACAGCTTATAACGATTCTATTGTTAGTGCTGCTGTTACAGGAACTACTACAAAGACTTTAACACTTAACCAACAAGATGGTGGAACTGTTACTGCTAATTGGTCAGACTTACAACCTGTTACTTCGGTATTCGGTAGAACTGGTGATGTAGTAGCAGCTAATGGCGATTATACTACTACTTTAGTAACTGAAGGAACTAATTTATACTATACTCAAACAAGATTTAATACAGCTTTCGCTGCCAAGTCAACAACTGATTTAGCAGAAGGAACTAATCTTTATTATACAGATGTTAGAGCTAGAGCTTCTAACTCATTCGTAGCTGGTTCAGGTGCTTATAATTCTACAACAGGTGTTATAACAATCCCTACCAATAATAATCAAATAACTAATGGTGCTGCATATATAACCTTAACAGGATTAAGTGCATCTGCTCCTTTAAGTTATAACAATACTACTGGTGCTTTTAGTATCTCACAAGCGAACACTTCTACCGATGGGTATTTGAGTTCATTTGATTGGAATACTTTTAACAACAAACAAATAGCTTTAAC